TAATTAAAGTCCATGAAGTATATAATTTATCATCACTTCCTGTACTAAAACCTCTCATTAAAGGTTGATTTGTAGTTGCACTATAATTTACTATATTACAATATGCTTCTAATTCATCAAAAGTAACTGCTCCGTCAACGTCTACATCTTTGATAAAACTACCATTCATATTAGACCAATTACCACCATCATAAGATTTTATGTAATAATCTCTATTATAATTAGAGTAAGGTAAAGTTTTAAAATTAGGATTAATACCTATAACTAAAGGGTCTGTTTTACTTTGTGCTGGAAAATGATGATAAGCCCAAACATTTGTACCATCATCAACATCTACAATAATTCTACCAACACCATCATATCCTGCAATTAATGGTGTCCAATTAATACCATTTTCAGATTCATAATAAATAATTCTACTATGGTCAGAGGAACTATACCCAAATCTAGCAGTAAAAACAAATTTACCATTATCACCAAAATTAGACTTCCAAGCAAGATGAGGATATGATGTATGACTACCAACTTCTACACCAGACCATGTAGCTGCATCTGTTATAGTTTCTGGAGAATTACTTTTATAAAACATCATTGGAGAATTATGCTGATTAGAACCTGTACCATAAAGCTTCTCGTAACAAACAAGAATATTACCACTATCATCACTAGATATTACTCCCATTCTATGGGTATCTATTACATGTTCCAAAGCATTAGGTAATATATAATCACCACCCATTGTATTAGTATCTAAATCGTAATAAGAAATATGAACATCAATACCATCATTAGAAGGTAGTCCTGAACCATAAGGAGGAGAACTGTAAGTAAAATAAGAACGATTATATACACCATAATAATTATATACAATTGCTTGTTTAAAAACATTATCTATACTACTTGAAGCAGAATTATTAACAACATCTAAAACAGCGTAAGTAAACATTCCATCATCTTTAAAATTCCAAACACTACTATTAGAACTATTATAATTACCATCACCAGCCAAACAATACCAATAATAAGTATCAGTAACAGATAAATCAAGAGTATAATTAAGTGCTGTACCTGTATTATTAGTTCCTAATAAAACTAAATTAGTAGAATCCTTACTACCATAATAATAATAAGTAAGAGGATTACCTAATGTATTTACTGAACCAGAACAATTAAGTAAAGTATATACTGAAGTATCAACACTTGAACTATTTAAAGGACTATTTTGTGTGGGGTCTGTTATAATTGGTCCTATTATTATACTTGTATTTAACCAAGAACTGTTTAATAAACCGTCATTTGCTCTACAATTAAAAGTCCAATTCTCAGTCTCAGAAGTCAAAGAACTACTAAGATTATTAATATTATATTTAATATTTTGTGTGAAACCATCACCTGAATTATTATTATAACCACTAACATTCAAAACTCCATTTTTATACCATTCATAATAATAACTTAAATTATTACCATCAACATCACTAGCGTTACAATAACCTAATAAGTCATCAGTAAAACTTACGATTACAGGTAAAATATTAACTGTATTCATAATAGGAGAATCACCAGTATAATTAAACTGCCAAATACTAGTATTAGAAGAATTATAAATTCCAGCATTAGCTAAACACTTCCAGTAATAAGTTTGACCAGTTATTAATCCAGTCCAATTATAAGCAGTTGAAGTATCATTTACACCAAGTAAAGTTTCTCCAGTAGAATTATCTCCAAAATAGTAATAAACAATTGCATCACCATCTTCATCTATTGAACCAGAACAATTCAACAAAGTAAAATTAATATCAATATTTGAATCATTCACAGGACTATTCTGAGTAGGAATAGATGGGGGAGAATTCTTAATAGTCAAAACATTACTTATAACAGCAATTCCACTATATGTACTATTAACAGGTGTAACTGAAACAGTCCAATTATCTCCCTTAACAGTCTCCTCAGAAACAATAGTTTGCAAAGAATGATTAGCCAAACCAGCCTGATAAGAAACATTAATCTGCTCAGGACTTAAAGAATAATTATAAATTTTAAATTCATCGACCAACCCAGTATAAAAAAGACTTGTTGCTTGTGTGCCCACTCCTATTCTTGGGTTTTGAGCATTAGTAATAGTTCCACCAATACTTCCAGGTGTTCCTACAGAACCATCAACATAAGCGTTTACTGTAGTGCCATCCCAAGTTCCAACAACATGATGCCATTCATCATCAGTAATATCTTCAGAAACAATACCATTAACACTTCCTAAATCAGTGTCTACAAAAAAATTAATTTGACCTACGGGGTTATCATCTATCCATAAAGTCCAACCATTATTTGGAGAACTAGTCTCTCTACTTTCTATTATTCTATCAGAACCTTGTGTACTGGTTTTAATCCAAGCAGAAACAGTAATAGCTGTTGGTTCTTCTATACTCGGCATGCTTGGTAATTGAATATAATCATCAGTTCCATCAAAATCGTAACATCCTCCGATTTTACCTGAAGAAGACCAAGTAGGTAAATGTCCTGTTACATTTCCATTATTTTCAAACGTTGTATAATCCTTTACAGTAGTAGTAGAATCACTAAGTTCAAATGGCATATTTAAAACTGCTATACTCACTCCTTCTTTTCTCCAATCTGTAACATTATAATTATTTCCAGAAGTAAACGATACACTCAAATTATCAATGCTTAAATTATTACCTGAAGTAGACACTAAAACAACGTTAGAAACCGATAACTCAGCGTACACTATAATACCAAATAATAAAAGAAAAAATAATACAATCATCAACTTCTTCGTATCAACCATTTTTAATCACACACATCAATAATTCCAGTTCCATTAGGACTATACATTGACATGCAAGTAGAATTAACACTTATTTTAGCACCATTATCGAACTTAACACTAACATTATCACTAATCCAAATAGCTTTATCTTTTAAACCACCACTACCATCCGCACCAGCAAATATTTTTAAAAAAGGTTCACCATCAATACTAAAATTGTAACCTTCTTCAGTGTTTATAGCGGGTGTTGAAGAAACACTCATGTCAACAAGATTAATAACTCCCGAGTCTTCAACAATTCTAATAGCCCCAATACTAAAATTGGCACCAGCCTCGATAACATCATCAGTATTAACTTTAAACATATTAACAAAACTTGTTCCAGCGTTATTTAATGCTCTAAGCCAAACATTATTATTAAGTGTTAAATTGTCAGTCACGTTTATTTGAGCAAACACCACTTCACTTTTTTCCAAAACATCTTGGTCCATAGAATAAAGTTCATAATTTCCTTGTCCCGTGTTTAATGTTGCAAATTCTGGATTACTGGTTGTGGTTAATGCTTGTCCCGTATTATACGTTAACTGGGTATCACCAATACCGTCGGCAGTAACTGAAAGACCATCAGAGTCTTGTGTTAACGCAGTGTTTCCTGCAACACTAAAAGTTGTGCCCGAAATATTTATTCCATTACCAGCAGTATAAGTTGTGTCAGTGTCTCTAGCATCAATAGTAACATTAAGAACTGTTTCATTAAAAGTTATAGTTCCAGAACTAGTTATAGCTCCACCAGTCAAATAAATATCATCTGTAGCCACACTCGTAACAGTTCCAACTGTAAGTGTAGTATCACAATCAATTTCTGTATTAGACAAATCATAAATGCAAGTTTTTCCATCTGTAAGTGTTCCAAGGTCTGTTCCTTCAAGCATATCACTATTATTAACATTTAAGTCTGCTTGACTCGTTTCTGAGTCCCAAGTTGTTGCAATGTCTGATGTTCCTGTTAAATTTCCTATAAAACTTGTTGCAGTTATATTATAGCTTCCCGCATCCCAATTAGCAGTTAATTCATTATTACCGTCTTTATGAATACTTAAAGGGTCAATCTCTTGCCCAACAGGTGTTCCAAAACCTTTACTCAATATTACCCAATCAAAATTATGAACATGAGCAGTATTAGGGGGACCAGCCACTTGATAAAACCTAACCCTGATAGGATTACTACCATTTACATGGTCTGCATAATTATAAACACCTAATGTTTTAATTTTGTAAGTTGTTGATTCAGTTAATATTCCATAATCTTCCCATGAAGAATCTGAATAATCCCATATTTGAATAGACGTTGCGTGTCCTGAATCCAAATTAGTTTTATGTCTTATTATTAATGTTGAAAACTCTGTAACACCAGTAAAATTGACTATTAATTCATAATCAGAATTTGTTTCGGTTACATTATAAGGAACACCATTATACGTTTGAATATCTGCCAAATTCCCTGTCCCAGTACCAGTTACGACATCAACAGAACTAGCATTAAAATAATTAACTTCCAATTTGGATTCATTAAACAATAGTTCTGTACCATCAAAAGTGTTCCAAGTATCACCACTAGTCCAATCATAACTACCATAAAAGTTATCAGCTGTAACACTATAACCTGTAGCATTAATATTAGCAGTTGTATTATAATAAGTACCATCATCAGTAATATCCCCTGCGTTTATATCGCTAGGTGAACCAAGGTCATCCCAGTAATCACTAGAGTTAACATTAAGATTAGCTTCATCACCTACAACTATCCAAGTTCCATCATCAGTGATATCATCACTTCCAATATCACTAGGAGTGTTTAAAGAATCCCAATAATCACTACTATTAACATTCAAATCAGCCTGACTTGTTTCACCATCCCAAGTAGTAGCTGTATCAGCAATACCGGAAGTAGTAGAGTGATTAACGTTTAAGTCTCCTTCACTAGAAGTATTTATTTTTAAATTTATTAAAGTTGCTTGAGTAACATTATTAGCAGCTTGAAGACTTATTTCTGATGCTAAATCAGTAATATTAGCATACCTATTATCTCCACTAGTAGTATTAAAACTAAGACTATCACTTTTATTATAAATCCAAGTACCATCTAAAGCCCATTTAGAATCAAAATTGCTACGAGCATCAATAGTATTATTCAAATCAGATTCGTTAACATTAAACTCTGTACTATTAAGGTACAAGTAGTCACCAGCACTATACTTAGTATCATTATTTCTAGCATCAATAGTAGAATTCATTAATGTTTCATTAAAACTTAAAACGTTACCACTATCATAAAACCAATCACTAGCAAAACTTGTTACACTAGCCCAAAGAGTAGCAATACTAGCAGTACCGGTAAGGTCACCAGTAAAGTTACCATAAAAGTTAGAAGCATTAATGTCCACCCCATTAATAATAGAGTAAACACTACGAAGATTAATATTTCCCTGAGGAGTAAAATCCACAGCACAAACACTAATCGATAATATTATTATAAACACTATTATTGATAAAAAAAACTTTTTCATCATTTTACACACTCCTTTCCTTAAACGGTTACGTTTCCTTGACCATCAATAGGAACCCATTCACAAATAAACTTTATAACACCAGCAGTAATATTAGCAGTGGCAACAGTTCCAATAATGTCACCACTATTAGCAGCACCAGTAACAATGATTTTTTCTGCAACAACACTACTAGCTTCAACGTTAGTATCAGGACTAGCATCATGCCATAACTCGCTAACATCAATATCTGTTCCCGTAGTTTGAGCAATAATAGCCGCAGTAGCAGTAGCAGTGCCAATTTCGAGAGTTGAGCTTCCACCAACAAGAGTAGTAGTACAAATAGCATAAACTTTTACTTTAACATTACCAACAACGGTGAATATAGCGAAAGGATTACCCGTACCATCATAGTCTCCAGTAGCGTTAGCTGTTCCACCAACAAAAGTGATTTCTTTTGTGATTGTCCTATATGATTCTTTATGAAAATAATTACTTGCATCAGCCATGTTTTTTACCTCGTATATATTTAAAAAATAAAAAAATAAAAAAATGAACTAGGTTTAACTAGTTCTTGTTATTATTGCGTCTTCTTGATAATTAGCCACCATGAAAACTGTTGTCGGAATCACTCCACCAGTAACTGTTCCATCACCAAGTGTTAAACCCGTAAATCCATGCATGTTATTAGAGTATACTCCCACACAACCAGTCAATTCACAATTAACATTCTCATCACCTGAACTAAGTGCCGGGTCACAAGGAAAAATATTATTATCAATAATAACACCATTCACTCCACTTCCACCAGCAAGGTATAAATTACAATTTACGTTTGCTGCAGGACCACTAAACAAATTATCTTTAATTACCCAATCCTGTGGCACCGTATTACTTGTTCCTACTAAACAAATATCTATCTCGTTTTTATAGAAATGATTTCCTACAAAACTACATTGCCAACAGTTACCAGCACTAGTTGTATAAATTGCTCCACCTGATGCAGCCACAGTTGTTGTAACTTTACAATTCTTAAAATGACAACCAACAATCATAGTACCAAAAGCGCACTTAGCAGCGTAATCATCATCAAGCAATATTCCACCACCAGTACTACTAGCACCATTAAAACCCAAATTTGCTATTAAACAACCAGGCGCCCTAACAGTAAGCATAGCAGTTGTACCAGCACCAATCTTTATTTGAGGCAAACCACCTTGAGTGTTACCACGACTAACACCAATAATAGATAAACTACTTGTTGCAGCAGGAATAATAATTGTTTCAGCATAACTAGTAGGGTCACCAGTAAAGTCAGTTAAGTCTTTTGCAGTAACATAAATTGTGTCACCAGGACCAGCAGCCGTAACAGCTAACTGTATTGTACTAAAAGCTTTACCCCAACTTTTACCATCATTTGTTGTAGCACCATTAGTACCATCAACATACCAAGTTGCACCTTCACCACTTCCACCAAGAGAAGCATTTGCAAAAGTTATATCTTCACTAAAACTATAAGGTCCGTTAGTGTACGGAGGAGCAGCTATTCCACCACTCGGAATTGTTCTAAAACCATTACCCATTTTTGTTTTCTCCCTCAGAGCACAATAACAATTCAAATTTTTATGAATCGTTTTTCACCATACCACTCTGAGTTGGCATGATACAGTCATCACTAAAAAAAAAAAAATAAGATAAATTAATATCCTATAAAAGTTATGTTATGAATACCTGTCGAAAGCGTTCCAAAAGTGTAAATTCCAGTTGCCGGGTCAAAAGTACCATCAACATCTGCACCTACATCATCTTGTGCTAAAGTATTCAAAATTTGTGTCATCACTAAACCTTTACCATCAGTAACATCACTATCTAAATCAATAGTGTAACTTGTTGCCGTTGTTGCCGCACATTGAATTGTTATAAACTTTAAACTTCCAAAAACGCCAATTTTTCTAAATACTTCAGTTACTTCTGTCAACTTAATACCCCACAATAGTTATATTATGAATACCTGTTGCCGCTAAAGTTCCCATAGTAATAATTCCTGTTGATGGACTCCAAGTTGCTTCTTCATCTGCACCTGCATCATCTTGAACAAGAGTGTTCAAAATTTCAGTTATAACTACGCCTTTTGCGTTAGCAGAATCACTACCTAAATCGATAGTGTGTCCTGTATCACAAGCAGCACTTGTCTGTATAGTAATTATTTTTAAGTCTCCTGCAACCGCAATTTTCCTAAAAGTTTCTACTACTGCTGTCATTTTATATTACCTCCCTTACAAGATACCGTACATTTGTGTACAAGCACCTTCGAAAGTAAGAACAGGAGTTATATACTCTTTTAGAATATAAACGTATGTATCGTTCTCACTAGCTTTTTCTTCATAAGTCATATCTTGTAGTACAGCCATAAAAAAGTATCTCATATCTAAAAACAAGATTCTTCGACTAGCACTAGTTGTAGGCATAAAACGGTCTCTAATAAACATTACACCATCAAACTCGAAAGCGTCTGGAATACCAAAACCGAGAGTTGCCATACTAGGATTAGTAACTTGTCTTTGTAAGTCAAGAAGTAAACCTTTAATATAGTTATGTGTACTAGCATCTGTAACAGCAAGGTTTACTTGACCATTAGCATTGAAACTAGTAGCGAACTCAGCCCTTATTTGTGCAAGTGTAGGATAAGCACTAGACAAATTTGTAGTATTAGTTGTAATACTAGTAATTAAGCCGTTTGGTTCTTCAGGGTTAGTACTTGCATCACCATTAATAATAGCATCTTCTTCAGCTTCCATCATACTAGCAGTTTTAACACTCAAATCTAGTTGTGAGGGGTCAATAAAACCTTTCATACTAGCAATAGAGGGTCCACTAATTCTACCTTTAGCATACAAAAACTTAACAAAAACACTTATTCTATCATAAGTATCAACCTGGTCAGCGATAGCAGCGTTTTCAGCATACCATGCAGCTCCACCTTTAGCAGTTAAAGGAATATAATCATAAGTTTGACCTTTAATAGCTCTACGAGGAGTCAAGTTTCTCATAGGAGTTTGCCTTATTGTTCTATTAACTATTGTACTATCAACGTATACTGGAATTAAAGCTGTACCAACAGTACCTGCACCACCTGTTTGAGTATCAATACTTGCTTTACTCATAACATGTTTCTTTAAGGCATCTAGCCTATTATTTTTTGTCCAAGGATTTGAATACTCAACACTGTAACCGCCAGTAGAATCTCTTCTAGCTAATTCGATAGCGAATGCACTACCAAACATGTCATAGCATTTGTCTGCTTCAAATTCACTTGGAGCACTTTTAAACATACTTTCCATTTTATTTTTGCACCTTCTAATTTGTTTGTATAATAGGGAGTTCACCCGTATTATCATTTGTTTTAATATCTTTGTTTAAGTCATCACTTGACTCGAATCTTGCTTTAAAAACAGGACTCTTTTTTAAGTTATCAACTTCTTTTCTTAAACTGTCAATTTCGGATAACAACTTTTTTTTGTCATCTTCGTCTTCGTCGTCTTTTGGTTTTTCTTTAGGCTTTTTGCCTTTTTCTGCTTCAACAACTGGTTCAGTTTCAACAATTGGTTCTACAACCTTTTCGGGTTCTTCAACAACTACTGGTTCTTCAACAACTGGTTCAACAGGTTCAACCTTTTCGGGTTCTTCAACAACTACTGGTTCTTCAACAACTGGTTCAACAGGTTCAACCTTTTCAGGTTCCACAACTACTTCTTCTTTTTTGTCAGGATTAACAACTTCTTTCAAATCTTCTAAATCTTTCTTCAAACCATTAATCACAACATTCAATTTTTCATATTCTTTACTAGCCATATTGACCTCCTTACTTTTTTTATTATTAATAAACATTTTAGCAACAGCCATTGCTTGACCATGCCTATTACTAGGAATAGCAACAAAGCTTGCTTCTAAAAGTTCAAGAACAGTATAAACGGTTCTTTTAACACCATCCACTTCTTTTTCCACAAAATCTTTAACTATAGCACCAATACTAATACCTATAATTGCACCCTCATCAAGCATTCCTTTAATCATTCTAGCCAAAGGATTACTCAAAAACCATTTAGGTTCAGCAATATAAGCATAATGCTCACCAATCTTTTTAACACGACGATTAGTCCACTCACCAACCATGTTCTCAACTTTGTTCTCATGATTAACCAAAATGCTAACACGACCATCATCTTTACTTAAAGTTTTCAATGCTTCAACACCAACGATTTCTCCATCACGGTCAACACTATTATCGCTAAGAACAGCAATATAAGAGTCTCCTTGTTTCATAAGCGTTTGGAACAATTCAATATTATCATAACCTTGAGTTCTTTTTTCCATATTAATTACCATTTTTTTTTTATACTTGCACAAACACAACAGTATCACGGTCATTAGGCATAAACGGAGGGTTCTGACCTCTATACTGCTTACCATTATACTCTACAACAAACTCTTCATCAAGAGGAATACTCTTTTCTTTACTACCATAACTTTCACCCATAAGCTTACTAACTTCACTAGTCCTAGCATCATAAGTAATAATCAAATACTTTTCTAATTCCAACTCAGACTCTTTACTACTTAACAACTTATTCTCATTAAAAAAACGAGACGTTTCAGTCCTGGCAATTCTTTCAGCCTGAGAATCAACACTACCTTTAAACAAGTCTTTAATATGGTCTTTGATAACAGTTTTTGTAGCACCATTTTTCAAATCTGTTTCAACCTGTTTCAAAATCTTTAATTGCAACACTTTGGTCGCACCTTTAATACCACTCCATTGTTTACCAATAGGAGTAATATAACCTTCAACTTGTTGATAAGTCAAACTCTTAAGCTTCTCATTCATTTTATCAGTGAAACCAATTTGCACATCTAACTCTTTTTCTGCACTATCTAAACCACTAACCATTCCTTGCTTAACAAAATGTTTAACAGCAACCAAAAAAGGAAAACTGTTAATACCACTAAAAAGTATTCTAATAAAGTCACCAAACTCTTTATGCATTTTGCCAACATCCAAATTGTCAACAGCTTTCAAAGCCTCTTTTTCCCATTTTTTGTAAACTTTTTTATAAAAATCGTAATAGTCACTAGAATCATTCATAATGTTTTTTACATCATCATTAAAACTTTTTTCTAATTTGAAACTTTTATCTTCCATATCATTATCTTTAGAATCATCTTCAGGCTTATTATCAAAAGGGTTATCTCCACCAAACAAGCTAGGAGTCTTATTATAAGGTTCATCACCCCACTCAACAGGTTCTTTACCTTTACTTCTACGATACTCATTAATAGTAAGAGCACCCTTATCAAGCTCTTGCATTGCCTGGTCAAACTCAACCTGTTCTTCAACCTGGTCTTTAGGAACATACTTAAAAACGAAACCCAATTCTTTATCCTGAAACCTTTCTTTCAATATAATATTTGTTATTCTTTCTAACTCTTTATAATAAGGCTTAATAGCATTCTTTACAGTAATACGTTCTTGACCAGCCTGATTACCTTGATTAACATTCTCATGAAAACCGGCTTCAGTAGGACTAACACCAAACGCTCCAAACACTAAATGATGATACCATTTTTGACCATCCAACCATTCCATATCTCTTTGAGTCATATTAAAGTTTTGGAAAACAGCATCCTTAAGATTATTAAACAATAACCTGTGAGGTTTACCTTTTGTTTGATTAACCCAAGACTTTTTCATCTTTTCCAAACTTTCAGGGTTAGCACCAGGAAGAGTAAGCATTCCAGCAGGAATAGCATTATCTTTAAAAAAATCTTTATTATACCTAGTACTCTGAATCAAAAGTTCTAACACTTGCACAATGCTTTGAACAGGACTAAAACCGTACAAAGAATAACTACGCTTATTCATCATACTATAAACTACTTCGTCAGGATAAAACATTATGGGATTAGTTTTAGGATTCTTAAAACTATACTGGTAGTAAGCTTGAAGCCTACGATAAATATCAATTTGTTTTAGAAACGTTCCAGAATCAGCAGGAAACACTTGAACAAGTTCTCTATCACCAAAGTCTTTAAGAACAATTCTTAACTCTTTTCCTTTTTCTCTACCGAGCTCGTCTCTTACTTCAACACTTTTTTCTTCATAACTATCAGCACTAAACACGTTAACAATTGTTCCAGCATCAATCTCTCCTAAATCGGTAATAATCATTGAATGAATATCGTTAATCGAGTTATGGTTAGTGTTAAGGTCAAGCAAAAAGTTTTTAGCTTCTTCAATCTCGTTAGTGTAGTCTGTTTCGTCTTCAGAATCTTTTTTCACAAGGTCCCATTTAGTATTGGTAACTTCTTTTTTAATAGTGCTTAACACCATTTGTACCCATGCGCTTTTGCTAAAATCTCTTATTTCTGTAACGTTAAGGTTTCTTGGTTGTCCTATTCTTGCTGTGAAAAACCATTCAGGAAACACTGGTAGTTTATCGCTACTTTTTCCGAAGTTTCCTGTGAAGAAAGCCAAATCTTTAACTCCACTTACGAATTTAGAAATTGTTTCTTTTAAACTAGTTTTTTGTTTAGATGGAGCCATATTTAAATGTAATGATTAACTTATTATTTAAAGTGTTGCCTTATTAAGAGCAGACGTCCAGATTTGAACTGGGATTTTCAGCTTACAGGGCTGACGTTCTACCGTTGAACTACGAATGCATGGGACATCTCAGAATCAAACTGAGGTCTTGGCAGTCCAAGTGCCAGATGCTATCACTACACCAATATCCCAAAAAACAAAAAAACTAAAAAGGATTAACCAACAACCTATCAACAAAAACAAACCTTTTAACAACATCCTGCTCAATCTCAAAAACAATCCGAGGATGAGTAAAAATACGCTGCCTAAACTGAGCAAACAACTGAATCCCATTATCCTTATCACTCATACCCTTATCAAACAAGTAACCCTTAATAGACTCTTCTTTAACAACACCAACAATTTCTTCAATAATATTCTTCAACTTAGACACCTGAACCTCATTAGCCCACTCCTCAAACTTCACAATTTTAGCAAACTCCTCCTTCCAATCCTTCAAGTTCTGCTCAATCTTAGGAATATTATCCTTAGCATTCTGCAAATCCTTAACAAGCTTATCAACATTTTGTCTACAACCCTTAACAGCCTGCAACACTTGTTTACTATCCATTTCTTCATCTTCAATACTAGTCTTCATAACAATCTTGTTACCTTTTTGTTTAAACACTCTTCTCATTATAATTCACTCTCCTTAAACTCTTCTTTCTTTAAAGATTTTCTAAACTCTATTCTTTCAATAACAATCTTTTCCAAAACGTAATTAGCATCAACCAACGTTTTTCTTGTTTCACCACGGTCATTAGTAAACACAGAGTATCGTTTGTTTATTTCTTTATTACCAGTTTTATCTTTTTTGTAAACCTTGTAATTTATAACGCCAACACCATTACTCATAGTAGCACTAAGACCACAAACAAACATTTTAGGCGGTTCAGTCTTCCAAACATTAATGGTTCCCATAGGAATCTTAGTATGTTTAGCACTACTCAACTCTCTTAATTGTTTATACCTTTTTTTGAGTCTTGAATGTACAGGCATTAAAATGTTAACGTCTATTGCTTCCGCAGCTTTTTCTATAACTCCATAATTCTTTGTGCTATTATCTTTTTCACTCATTTGTTTTTACCTCACTATACTTTTTTGTATCTATAAAAAGTTACCAACTTATAACAATTAGCAAACTTTTTACCAACAATACGCGTATCACAGATTTGTGTTTCAAAACCTTCCAAACGCCCAATAATTCTTAAATCCTTATAAACATTTTTAGGATTCAAACTCAATTCTTCTATTAATTGTTTTCCACTAAACCATTGACAAACATGTTCTTCTAAAAAGGTTTCTATTACGAACCTGCTCACCTTAACTTTTTCCCGCAATAATTGCAGTACTTTTTCTCCTTTTTTTGTTCTTGTTTGCACATTTTACACTCACCAAAATACTTTTTCATATGAACCCCATAATAGCCTTAGCCTCCAACTCAAACACCATACGCATCATTAACGTATCAGCAAAATCAGGACTACCAGCCAAATTCTCCTTAATATCATCCTTCTTCATAATACGCTGCTTCTTCTCAGTATCATCAATATCCAAACTCTTAATCATACTCAACTCATTAACAATCTGCTCCCTAACACCAGGGTCACCAGTCTTCACACGAATCCGCCTCTGATTAACCATTTCGGCAAGCTTAAAATAACACTCACTACGCAAATTAGCAAAAGTCTCAGAGTTAACAGCCTTACCACCACCATGAAAAGTTTTAATACCCTCCATATACGATTCCAAATAGTTCCCCATACCATCACTATCAGCAACAACATGACTCCTAGGAACATGACACTTCTTACTAGTCAACTTCAAAGCTTGTTCAATACTCTTACCATCACTAATACTTTGAACAATAGGAAACTCACAAACCAAACCCTTCCAACTACTAACAACAAACTTATCACGCCCCTTCATAGCAAGGTCCGAACTAATATATCTTTCATCAGATTCAAGAATAAACTCATTACTAAACATGTCAATAATGGCATCATACTCAAAAATGCTATTAGGGTCATCATCATACTCCCAATTACCAAACATCAACCTCTGCTTTTTGCTCGGGTCACTAAGCTGAGACAAACTAGCCTTATAACTGCTTGCAGTATAAGGATTATCAAAATACAAACTTTGAATAAAACAATAATTATCTGGAAGAGTCTTATTTTTCCAACGCTTATAAAACACAGTATACAACCAATTCTTTTTCGGATTACAACTCAAAAAAATAAAAGCATGAATGTTTAACTCTTTATTAAAATGCCTATTAATACGAGATTTAAGCGTGTCAAAAGCTCCAAAGTGAACCTCACCAGCCTCTTCAATAAAACCACCAGTAAACTCCAAACTACCAAACCGCTCATACAACGGGTCACTAGGCAAATACTTAAGGTCCAACAAGTCAATACGACTACCATTAACAAACTCAATATAGTTATACTGACCATTAAGCTTATAACAAGACTTAGGAAGATTATGAAAACGCATAACTTTCTGAAAAGTAACATAAGTACTAGCCATCAAACGTTTTAACTCATTCCTACCCATAAACCATTTAGTTCCAGGATAAGCTAAACACATAACAATAAGCCATTCACAACCAAACCAACTCTTACCCCCTCCAGCGCCACCACCGAAAAGTAAAAAGTCAGTCTGTTTGTTCTGAGTTATCTTCCATGCTTGGCTTTGTTTCTTCGTTGGTTTTAATTGTATTTTCATTAGCGGAAGTTAATATTTCGAAAGTCACATTATTAAATGCTTGACCCTCATGTTCAATCACTTGTTTTTCAACATAACCACGATTTTTCATTAAAGTTTTTGCTAAGAACATTTGAACTTTGAAATTACCATTTTTAGCATGTTCTAAAAGTCCTTCTTCAACCACATCAAGAACCCTATCTTTAAAATCGTTAAAAGCTTGTTTAAACTCTGCATGAGAATCCATCCAAGACCTATAAGTGCTTCTAGTAATATTAATACTATCACATGTTTTTCCAATGTTGTAATTGTTTTTAACGTAGTTTTTTAGAAACTGTATTTGTTTTACTTTCATTTTCTTTTTCCAGCAAGGTTATTGTTTCGTTTAGTTTAAGGTTTAGTTCTTTGTCTTCTATGTTGTCTAGTTTTCCTTGTAGCCAGTATAGGTTGTTTATTGCGTTTTGTGTTGTTTTTTGCATTTTCTTTTATATATATTATTGTTTTAGTTTTTGTTTAATGTAATCTTTTAAAAACATTTTATTTAAACAACTCTCACTTTTTAATTTTGAATGTGTTTCTGAATCTAGTTCTATTCTTATGCTTTTTGTTGTTTTTGTTGTCATTTGTGTTTTTAGTGTTTTTACTTATATTTAAATGTTTCTGCCTTTTACTCTTTTATCATGTTTAGATTTTCATAAATATTACCAACAACTTTCCAATAAGATAAATTTAAAGTAAATGTGGAAAAATATCCTCTCATCCATCTAACTTCTTTTCTATCATGATTATTATATATTGTATTATCTTCTAATATTTCTTCATACTCAATAATGTCTCCTTCATAAATGTCAACGCCGTTTTTGTCTTTCAAACCAGTAAACTGCATCCACTCAAATCTATTATCCATAAAAATAAAATTTATAGGGTTTAATAAATCTTCTTTAATAATAACTAAATCGTCACCATAATTCATTTTTCCTTTAGCCCATGCTCTAAACTTTATTTCCCTCATTTTTCACCTTTAGTTTTTTTTCTTATTAAGTCTTTTCCCTAATTTTCTATGTTCTCTTAAAATATCTCTACACATTAAAGTTATTCTTGTAACAGGATGACCTAAATCTCTAAAAATATCAGATGGATAATGATAATCAAACCATTCACAAACATCATACAAACCAACTTTTTTTCCATTTTCTTTATACATATCCATTTTGTTTTCCTCTATATGTAATTATTAAAAGTTATCTAAAAAACTTTTAAGTTTTTGTAACTTTTTTTTTGTATCAATAGTTATTCTGGATATTTCAAAATTGCAAGATATTTTTAAATTAATTCTTCCAGAAACTCTAGCATTACCAGAAACTCTAGCATTACCATAAACTCTAGCATCACCATAAACTCTAGCATTACCAGAAACTCTAGCATCACCATAAACTCTAGCATCACCATAAACTATAGCATTACCAGAAACTCTAGCATCACCATAAACTATAGCATTACCATAAACTCTAGCATCACCATAAACCATAGCATCACCATAAACCCAAGCATTACCAGAAACTCTAGCATCACCATAAACTCTAGCATCACCATAAACCATAGCATCACCATAAACCCAAGCATTACCATAAACTCTAGCATCACCATAAACCCAAGCATCACCATAAACCCAAGCATCACCATAAACTATAGCATTACCATAAACTCTAGCATCACCAGAAACTCTAGCATCACCATAAACCCAAGCATTACCAGAAACTCTAGCATCACCATAAACTCTAGCATCACCATAAACTATAGCATCACCATAAACCCAAGCATCACCATAAACCATAGCATCACCATAAACCCAAGCATCACCAGAAACTCTAGCATTACCATAAACTATAGCATTACCAGAAACTCTAGCATCACCATAAACCATAGCATCACCATAAACTATAGCATCACCAGAAACCCAAGCATCACCATAAACCATAGCATCACCATAAACCCAAGCATTACCAGAAACTCTAGCATCACCATTTTTTAGTTTTAATGATTCTACCCATCCACCAATAGTTCCTTTTGGTATAAGTCCAAACTTGTTTTTAATATCTACTTTAGCCCTTATTTGAAATAGTTTAGTAATTCCATAAGTATCAATTTTACTTTTTTCAGTTAATTCAATTTTTATTTCATTAATCATTCTTCTTCCTCCTTATCTGTGTCTATTCATTTTATCAACTCCTTATTTTTAGTTCTCATAATTCATCCTATTATCGCCGTAATAAAGTGTTGTGTTTTTCTTTTTATCAAGAATCCTAGTAATCTAATCTCTACAACTATTAATTCGTCTCCATCCTTATTGATTATGGTTATATCCACGTTAATAAAACCTTTAACTTTTTTATGATTCATCTTATTTTACCTTTATTTTAGTTCTCATAATTACACAATATTTTTTATTTTCTATTTATAATTTCTAATTTAATCATATTATCTAAATAACTTTGTCTTGTAAAAAAGTTTCTAACATAAATAATACTTGCACCTATTTTTTCTTCTTTTAACCAATTATTTCTTATTAATATTTTAAGTATTCGTCTTATCGCACCCCTATCATGATTTAGAGTCTCAGTTATTTCCTTATTTGAAAAAATACCTTTATTAGCATATTTAGTTACATCTTCAATTAATTGTAATGTTGATTTTTTTCCCATCTTTACCTCTGTTTTTAGTTTTCATAACACATGATGTTATGCGATTAATTTGTTTTATTACAAATTGTTCGCATGAACATTAGTTATGCGAATTAATATTATCAACCCTATTATTAAAATAATTCTTGTCTTGGTGCAACCATATAAGCATAATCTCCACGAACAAAAAAGATAGGTAACATCTTACTACTTTTAGATTTTTCATCTTCATATATTAATAAATCTTCTATTTTACATTTATCATAAGCTATATGTTTCATAAGTTGCAAAAATCCATCAACATATTCCTTTGAAACAATTGTATTATTAATATATAGTAACCTATTATCCAGACTAACTCTAATCTCTCTATTATTTACGAGTTTATAATCACTTCCATTAAAATCAACATCTTCAAAAAAATCTTTAATTAAAATTTTATCTTCTACAACCCTATTAACTTTAAATAATAAAGCAACGTTACATGCGGTCATAATACCTATATCTTTTAATTTCTTCTTAATAACTTTAGATTCTTTTTTTACTTTTTTATTTATTTCTTTTTTTACTTTTACCATCCTTACCTCCATATGCATTAACCGAACCTTTAGTTTAAGGTTTTGTTAATGTGTGTTATGCGAAAGACACCTTTTTGTCGCTTTTGAGTTTTTACTCAAAAGTTCGCTATAACTATTGTTATGCGTAGCTTTTAATTTCTTTCTTAATTCTTTTATTTTCTAAACTCCACATCTTATTTAGTACATCTTGCCAAATATGAGTTCCTAAACCTCTAATAGCTCCACCACTTTCTAATTTATTATATCTTTCTTTTTGTTTTTCACAATGTTCTTTTAATTCTTGCCACTTATCCATTTTTTACCTCCTTAAACTTCTTCGCTCTTTCAAACGCCCAACACAACACTTCCTATCCTTCAAAGTAAACTTATTATAAACAATAAAATAATGCTGCAAACACAAATTTTTAACAACACTCCTATTACTACACTTCTTACCCTTCTTAGTAACAAACTCACACATAACGATACCTCACACTCTTATCCTTCAAAACACCCCTAACAATAAAACCACTCAAACACAACTTTTTCAAACACCTACTCGCACTATTCTCACAAGTACCAAACACTTCAACAATATCCTTAATACTAAACTCAACACCCCTATGCTTTTTCATATAAAACAAAATCTCTCTCTGCCCCACTTTTCACACCCCAAATCTTTTATTTTCAGTTTTGCATCTCTTCCAATTCGTTTCTAACATTTATTTCCCACCACTTCATCTCTTCTTCAATATCAATTACTGCTTTTTTTAATTCAAACCTGATTCTATCTCCACCCATTTCTAAATTAACTAAAGGTTTAATCTGAAATACTACTCCAAATTTTATTCAATTCATCCTTGCGAATATGTATTAATGCTATTTTATCACTTAGTGTTTCTTTTTTTGCAGGTATTGGCACTAATTTATATTCTCTTATTTCTTTTGTTGTTTTCATTTTTGTTCCTCCAAACACTTTTTCTTATACCTATTAAAATAATAAGCACTACGCTGAGAACAAACAAACACAAGCCTATCCTTACGCCTCTCCTCTCTCAACCACTCATCATACGCTAACTTCTTCCTCCAATCAAGCCTACACTCATCAATAGTAAAAGGACAATCACTCTTAGAAATACTTTTTTCTTGCATTTTCTAAACACGCCTCACAAACCCTTCCATTATAACCTTTTGACAAAACTTTTTTACACTCCAAACACGTTTTAACACCATTCTTACAATCATCACAATACTTTCTACTATCATTACTAGTCAAAAAAAACCTTTTACACGTTTTACACTTTTTATTAAACATCATAGTTTCTGCCTCCAATAATATCCATTATCATCCAAAAATATTTCTGGATGGTCTTCTAAATAGTTTTGTTTACGATTATGCATACACTCACAACTAATGCAAAACACTATTTCATTAGGTTCAACATAAAAACCCATATGTCTATTACAAACAGCACACTTACTAGGAACACTCATTCTAAATCCTCTTCAGATAAATTAAAAAAGTGCATAATCCAATCAACAACAATACTAGATTCTTGAGTTAGTATTGCTTTTGTAACTTCAGAACAATCTAGTTCTCCTGATTCAAATTTTATTTCAGGAACTTTATTAAATCCTCCTTTAGATATTGCTTTTGCCCATTTAATAGCTTCTTTAATTAATTCTTCTCTTTGAATTTTAGCACCAAGACTAAATAATGCTTGATTATTAGATACTTCTAAATCTTTTAACGTTTTTAATTCCTTCATTCTAACAACCTCATTTGTTTATCATTATAAACCATATTAAAAATATGCAAACCTGATTCTGGTTCAACACAATTTCTTAACATCATCACACATCACAAAATCACACTTATAACCTTTCAAACCAGGTAATACATGTTTTTTATACTCTAATTTAATAAAACGTTTCAACCACCTTAACAAAAAAGGTAATTTTATAGTTATACTCCAAACTTTATGTTTTGAAGAAACATTTAAGTAATCAAGACTAGTTCAAGAAAACACACCATTCCCTATTTTTAATTTATTAGTATCTTGTTCAAAACCTAACTCTCCTAACAAAAGTATAGGATTTTCTTTCACCCAATTATAAGATGTATCTCTTCTTATTTGTGTTGTATATTTCATTTTTTTAATTATCCCCCATTTCTATTTCTAAAACTATCTGCTCAAACTCACTCAAACTAAAACTAGAACCAAAACCAGAATTAAAACGCCTACGAATAGCCTGCAAATCAAAACCACCATCAACCAACTTATTAACCTCACAAACAAAACCCAATTGCTCACTACTAAAAGTTTTAATAATATTCCTAACATTCTTCTTCAAAACTTTAACTTCCTTCTCAATAAGGTTAGCATCACTTCTCAACTTAATAACCCTTCTAAGCTTAGTCTGAGTAGTCAAAAACTCTTCATTAAACCTTAAATTAATCCAATCACTAAGATTCAACTTATTAGACTTACAAAACTTTTTAATTTCTTCATCAATATAAACAGTAGTTATCTTTTTATTAAACTCTTCCATTCCTTTCACCCATATCATATTCTTCAATTTGTTGAACTTGTTCTAATCTGAAAGTAAGTTTTTCACCTTTAATAGTATCAATATGTATTTGGTTTTCAGTTATTCTTATTTTTCCAGTGTAGAAAAAGTTACCATTGTTTTTGCTTATTTCTATTCGTTTCATATCATTCCCTCATTAAAAAGTTGTCTTTAAACACTCCTAAATATAGCTTATATATAAATGTTTGTAAATAACCATTATTTAAATAATCATTATTACCTACTACTACTACTACTATACTAAAAAAAAATTATTTATTTTTATTTATTTATTTATTTATTCGCAATTCACAAAAAAGACATTAAATAACCATTATTTAAATAACCATTATTTATTCTACTCTCTCATACAAATGAATACTAAAACTACGAACCATAGTACCTTCTTTCTGCATCCAACGATGACTATTACTCAACAACTTACTCAACTCAATCTTATAAAGAACACCATTCTTAAACAAAGTATAAACCGTTTCAACACCCTTTTCAAGCATAACCTTTAAATGCTCAACATTAACTGAATCACCAACACCAGACTCTCCCAAATCTTGAAACTGATAACCAAAATTGAAAAAAGGTTCCTTCTTCAAAAGTATTGCTATTGTTTCAAAATCGTGTTTTATAATAGCATACCTATTATGATTGATATATTCTACACTTTGTGGTAATATTTTTAGTTTTTGACACACAATTTTTACCGCACTATTCTCAAACAAAACATTCATCTTACCACCTTCATATCCAATCCTAACCCTTCAAACACAACCCTCTTCTTAAAAGAAGGAGTTAACAACTTAACCAAATTAGTCACCTCCAAATAACTCTTTTTCAAAATCTTCTGTTGTTATTTTCATTGTGCTTCCCTGAAAGTCTTAATAGCATCCTTAGTTTCTTTGAACAAAATATCTTTCCTAACCTCATCACTTTTACAACAATCAAACATTGAACCAGTAATTCTACTTCTAACCCTTTTACGTTCACTAAAAGGTTCTTCTATACATATACTAATAACATAATCTTCCATTTTACTTCCCCCCAATTTATTTACCTGCATCATCTTTTTCTCATTCTCACCCATCTTTCTCTTTCCTTTTTTTGTTCTTCCATTAAGTTTTCTGCGTATGGTATTATATAATAAATTACTCATCTCATTCATTTTCTTCAACCTCATCAATTAAGCTAACACTTAAATGTTTACAATCGATTCTACCTTCATCAATAACCATTATGGTGTGTGCAAGGTTTACATTATTTTCATCTAATGATGTTCTGTCTATTTCTTCATTGTTTTCAAACAATCCAAATATGTATGCTTTCATTTAAAACACCTCCTCTAAACATTCCCAATCTTTAATACGATCATTCAATTTCATATATGAAAGTAAATGATATATTTCTTCTTCAGAATTGTTTTCATTTAATATTATTTTAACTTTTAATTCT